GATGTTAGCTCTATCAGAATTTATTAAGACTGGCAAGAAGGGTGATAATTGGGAAGAGCTATTCCCAACACCAGAAGCAGCAGCTCCAGCTAAAGAGAAAAGACCATCTTCTGGTGGAGGTGGTGGTGAGGTTAGTATACTGCCTATCCCTCCAGAGCCACCGCCAAAAGACTACCATGTCGCTGGTGTCACCAGGGCAATGACTAAGCCAGAGATGAGTCAGTTAGCTGCCAAGACGCAAGATGCATACACCAAAGCAATGTTGATGAGATCCCTTAATCAACCGTTTAGCTCTGGTGGGATGGTTATTCCAAAGCGTATGAACATGGGCGGCGGAGTTAAAGGCTATGCCGCTGGAGGATTCTCTATGGGCTCAGACATTGTCCCAGCTATGCTTACTCCGGGAGAGTTTGTAGTTCGTAAGCGGGCAGTCCAAAACTTTGGAATGGACAACATGGAAAAAATTAATAATGGCTCCTACGCTGACGGATCAGTGTATAATTATAACTTAGCGGTAAATGTAAGTTCTGACTCAGATCCTTCAAGAATTGCAAGGGCAGTTATTACACAAATCAAGCGGGTAGACAGCCAAAGAATTAGGAACAACAAACTATAATGACTACAGCAAATTATTTAAGCGGTCGTAAACAATACACAAGACCACAGGGCATGTTGTTTGCAGACAATCCTGGGGTAGTAGATAATGGCTTCCACGTTCCTACTGGAGACGAGTTTACAAACTTTATTATTCTTTCTGATGACAATAGAGATGCTATTGATCTTAAAACAAATAGAATTGAAACAAAGCAAAGAACCATCAATGGTAGGATGCGTTCATATCATATTGCCGATAAGGTTAACATCTCTACCTCTTGGAAATCTCTAACTTCCCGTACTGCATCAGATAACCTTATTATTGACCAAGAAGATGGATCAACCTTCGTACCCGCAAATGCAACCTCGTACACCTCTGACTTTGGTGCAGGAGGTGTAGACCTGCTAAACTGGTATGAGGAACATAAAGGATCATTCTGGGTATACCTTGCATATGATAAATTTTCTAACTTTGGGGACGACAAGTATAACAAGATGAATAGATATAACGAAGTGGTAGAGGTCCTATTTGACGACTTTAGCTATACCGTTGTATCTCGTGGAGCAACGACTCACGACTTCTGGGACATCTCCTTATCTCTGGAAGAGGTCTAATGTTTACTAATACAGAGCTGCAAGAGCATCTGGAAAACTCTTCTACTATTCGTTTGCAGTCTGCAGTGATTGCAGAGTGGAACATGAACATTGCAGAGAATGTTTCTAAGCTGGGTAACTATCGATACCGCCCAAATGATGCCGTAGACACAAAGTATAATGTTATTGCACAGTCCTATGACGTCGACGATGCTGGAAATTTTTATACAGACGCAACAGACGCAGACGTTCTAGTTGATGGAGGATTTGATGACCAAGGAATTCCTCTAGCATTTATCTCTAAGAAAGAAAAAGACAGAATGCTTTATTCTTTAGAAGATTGTTTCGGTCGCTTTCGTCCAAGATCTGGGGTCAATAAGTTAAGGTATTTTGAGAACAAGTACTCTCACCATGACACGCTTAACATTGCACGTAGGCCTAGGTACTATATGGCGGATAAAAAAGATAAGTTCAAGTACTGGTCGTCATATAGAACAGAAAATGGTTTAGAAAAGGGTATAGCCAATTTTACCATTAATGGCAAGCACTATATCGAAGACGCTGCGCCGTTTGTTGTTTATACGAGTCCAGTTCCAGCAAACCGCATTGTTGTTAAAATGCAAACAAATGTGGGGGACGTAGATCTTGGCCCATTCTCAAGTTCTTCTGGCACGTTTGATGACCCTCTCTATGGAACAGCAAACCAAACGACTCCTATTCGGTGGAGCATTCAATATTTGCAAGATGGATCGTGGATTAGTGCAGCATCCTTTAATGAAGACTCTCTAAGAACAAATGGAACACCAATTATAGGACCAAATGGATATGTAGAGCTAGCCTATGGACTGTTGGTTCCAGAAGATTACAAGGTAAACTTTAAAGTAGAAAAGCAGCTAACCTCTTCAACATTGTTGCCTAGTCCATCTGGGCTGATTGATGGAACAGCCTACTTGGTAGTAACATCGGCAACAGACGTAGGAACTGTGCACGTTGTCAAAAATGAAGAATTTGAAACATTCCCCGCAGACTATGGCTGGCAGCTATTTGACGAGCTTAGCAGGGCAACTAACTTTGTAACGGACCTAACATCTCCTCCGACTTTCACTAATGATACAAACATGTTTGAATCCTATAGAGAATTCGCTAATATTCAGGGACTTAGGGTTGTAGTTAGCACAATGAATAAGTTTGACTCTACCTTCGACCTAATTGAGCTATCTCCGAGACTCGCTGTTGACCTAAGCGATAAAGTTACGTCGTTTTCTATTAATAAAAACGCTTCAGACCTTGGAGTTAGTGGTTTGCCTGTTGGCCAACTTCTTGCCTCTGCTGGGTCTTTAGATCTTTTCGATTTTGACCAGGCATTTTTTAAAGAAAACACAAACAGTATTATTGCAAACTATACCTCACAAAATGCTCAAATAAAGCTATATGAAATTGTGATTGATGTCAATGGGGCAGACTTTTTTATTCCAATTAAGACCATGTACTCCGAGGGTTTCCCAAGCATCAACAACTCAGACAGGAGCGTTTCCTTGACGCTCAGAGACTTGTTCTTTTACTTTGAGTCTTCTACAGCACCACAAATTTTAATTCAAAATGCTTCAGTTAGCTATGCTGTATCCCTACTCCTTGATTCAATTGGGTTTTCCAACTATGTGTTTTTAAGAAATGACGGGGAAGACGAAGAGGTGATTCCATATTTCTTTATAGAGCCAGACATTTCTGTGGCAGAAGTTTTAAACAAGATTGCTAGGTCTGCTCAGGTGGCCATGTTCTTCGATGAGTATAATAATTTTATTATTATGAGCAAGAACTATATTATGCCTACTGTAACAGAAAGATCTACAAACACTACTCTTCGTGGCACTAAAGATTTTGGGGCATCTGGAATTATTAAGAATAGCTCTACTCAAAATAGCCTGACTAATATTATTGGAATTGCGTCTCAGGATAATGAGGTATTTAATGATGGAACAATTACATATGCCACAAGGTATATTCAGAGATCATTTAGCTCTATCAGGCAGGCAAGTCTTGTAGACAGAAGCAAAACCTGGATCTATAAGCCAGTGTTGCTTTGGGAGGTCTCTGCTACAGAAAATACGAGATCGACTAACGACGAGATCTCTCAACAGTCTTCTTATGCCCTGTCGGCAATCCCACTAGCATCAAGCCTCTCGGCCAGCCTTCCTTCCGTAGTTAATCACTCACTAGTTAGCAACACTATTGATGTGGGCGAGGGGGCATACTGGCTAACTCGCTATAATGGTTATTTTTACGCAAATGGAGAAATCATAAAGTATGACGCGGTCCAGTTCAACATACCTGGCCTATCCGCAACTGAGCTTGCCGCAAGCAATTCCGATGGAGATAATGTCTGGATTAGTAGTATTAGAGAATATCAAAAATACTTTTCAAAAGTTCCATTTAACGGAAAAATTTATCCAACCGGCTTAGTAAGAATTTATTCAGAACCAAATTATGAAACTGTATCTGGGATAACTAGGCTAACAAATGGTGCAGTCAGCAAGCATGGCAGGGGTCAGTTTGGCACAACCGTTGTAGCACATGAGGCTGGTGTGAGCGATTACTGGACAAGCGAAGATAATGTTCGTGGCGTTAGGATGGACCAGAGATATCTTTTTGGAACATTGGATAGTTCTAGTATTGAAACGGCTGTTGGCGCAGCGGGTGTTGACAACACTAGAGCAAAAGAAATTGTTCGGACAGATTTAATCAAGAACTTTTTTGCTAGTGAGTTTTCTGAAGAGATTGAAAAAGATCCAACCTATCCAGCAACAATACAGTCTTCGGCACTTGTCCTAAACGGAACATCATTTAACACAGTCTCTAATCCAACCAGCTTTGTGTCGTATGTCTACAAGCCATTGGAAAATAAGTTTAGGCATTTTGGGACTAGGCTAAGAATAGTTGGCAAGGTCATTGATAGTGAAATCGCTGGACAAAGCGCCTCTGGGCAGTCTACATACTTTACGGTAACAGATGCAAGGACCGATCAAAGCATAGCAATTTCTGGTGGCTCTGGTGGTATTGCCGTAATGCTAAATCCAGAAACAAATAATGGATACTACTTTGAGTTAGCAGCACTTACCGCCATTAACGTTTCAGACTATGAGAGTGACCAAAACATCAATAACATGTTCTTCTATAAAATTAAGCAGCAATCTGGAGATGATGGAACGCTAGACGCTATTCCAGAAAAGCTTTGGAGCGGAGCTGGAAACGTCCTGGTTGACGGTGGAAAATTTACAGGACAGTCTAGGCTGTCTACAGAGTCAAACCCAACTGTATACGACATTGCTGTTGAATACCAAGATATTGGAGATTTTCGTAGATTCTATCTTTATGTAAACAATGTTATTGTTGGGATAGTTGACGACCCAGACCCATTACCAGTATTTAATAATATGGCTTTGTTTATTCGTGGATCAGCAAAATGCATGTTTGAAAATGTTTACGCTTTAACAGATAACTACAGTCAAAATACTACGTTTTCATTAGACACTCCAGTAAATTCTGTATTTGGTAATGATGAAATAAACGCCAGTAAGTCGTTCCAAAGGTATGCCATGAGCGGACTGATTCAATCTACTTACTTGGCTGGAATTAGTGCCTCGGAACCACCAAAATATAATATTTATTTTGAAGAGTTTGGGACCATTATGAGGGAGGCGGCATATTTCGATGTTAGGTATGATAAAGCCTATCCAGCACTGTCGGCAAAAATTTCTCCAACATTCAATAGGATGAAGGGGTATACTATTTCTGGATTTACTGCAGGGTCTTACGGTGCAGAGTTCCTAATTTTTAACAACACAGACACACTTCTCAATCTAGACTCTACTAGCGGAAACTACTTAAGAATTCAGGGGGTAAGCTTCACGCAACAGTCAGACCATGAGCTGTCGGTTGATGAATATTTTGAAAAAATTGGAAACCTTTCCGACCCAGAAATTTCCAATGAGGTTGTCGTTCTTCCTCCAGACAAATATAAGGAAGATTATCGTGACATAAAGCTTAGCAGAATAACGCAGGGTAAAAAAGCTTTCAGCATTGAGGCACCATACATACAGAGTCATGATAATGCAGAGAGCCTGATGCTTTGGCTTTCTAAAAAAATAATGAAGCCAAGAAGGTCAGTTGGGGTTGAGGTTTTTGGAATGCCTACCTTACAGCTTGGAGATATTGTAGAGATAGACTATACTAATGAAAATGGTGTAAATGAAATCTCTGCCGATGACTCTAGATTTGTAGTTTACAGTATCAGCTACGATAGGCAGCAAGACGGCCCAAAGATGACCGCATATTTAAGTGAGGTGCTTTAATGACAAATGATGTGCAGGCGGTGCCAGACTATCCAGCAAACCAGGTTTCGGATAGTAGCAGCAGCTCCAATGCAATAAGAATTGCAACACCAGATTTAATTCTAGTAGATAGCTCTACGATCCCAGTGGACCTTATGACAGATTTATTGTTTGAGGATATTGGCGGCCAAGAAATTATTAGCATCTCTAGAAATGACATTGTTAACGGTCAAGATGTATCTTATCAATTAATTGGAAACACAAAACTTTTAGATCGTACGTATAATCCTAAAAATATTTTTAGCGTTTCTGGAACACTGGACAAATACTTTGCAAACTTTTCTATTAGATTAGACACTCATATTCCAGAAAATGGGACTGGCCCAGAGGTTTTGCCTGGGCAAAATCAAAGGGTTTACGTAGAAAGCCTAACAGGAGACATCATCATAGATATAACAAATATGGAAGTAAACGAAAGATTAGACGTAGAAGTCTTAACAGGGGGAGTTCTTGATAATGATACAATATATGTGGAGGAATCTTGATTACTAATAAGGGAAGAAATATTTTAGCCAAGTATCTAATTGGCCAAGCACCAGCATACGCATCTTACTTGGCAATGGGCATTGGCCCGAACCCCTTGGGGCCAACTGATTCTCTGGGCAACTATGCCTCGCAGACAAGCCTGGACTTTGAGGTTCTCAGGATCCCAATTACATCTCGTGGATATGTGTATGACGATAGTGGTGTTGCAAATATTGTGTTTGCTGGAGAGCTTCCCAGCAATCAAAGGTATCTTTTTACAGAGGTTGGAGTTTACTCAGCAAAAACAAATCCAGCAGCTGGAGCACAGGATAGCAAAATGATTTACACATTTTCTGAATCAGAAAATTGGGAGTATCATACAGAGCTTACTGCGGTAGGAATCGACACAAAAGTAGAGCCGCTAAACCTAGGCGTTGCAGGCTATAGTATAGAGGTCTCTGAGCCAGTTTTTAGGACTAACACAGATAACTATATCTTTAATAGCAGCGTCAGAAAGGCACGATTTGAAAGCCCAAGATTTTTAGATAAAACTTTGGTTATCTCTGGTGCGACATCATTTTTAGAATCGGACGGCACAGCGGTCACTGTTAAGGAGCGTGGGGTTGGGGATCCATATTATGGCTCTCATGTTCACCTTACAGGAATTAGCCCAGATTTCAATAAAAACTCTGCAGAGGATGAGTTGCGATTAGCGTTCTCTGTAATCAATAAAGATGACGATCCGTCCAGCCCAACGGTTGGAGGCGTCAGAATCCTACTCGAGTTTGCATCTACTGATGCCATTAATCCAGATAACTATGCCAGGGCATCAATTGACCTTGGCCCAGAGGATGTAAACTTTTCAGAAAACAGATACATCATTACAACTACTAAGCTAAGCCAATTACAAAAAAGTGCTGGCTTTACTTGGAATACTGTAAGTTCTGTGAAGTTCTATGTCATGGTATTTGATACGATTACCGAGGAGCCCTCTTCAGACTTCTATATAGCTTTAGACGGGCTTAGGTTAGAAAACGTAACCGCTCAGAATCCCCTCTATGGACTTAGTGGATATACTCAAATTCTAACAGACGACGGACTGCCTATTACAAAAGAGCCAAACTCTTCAAACCTTGTAGAATTTAGGTTTGGAATGGATGTAAGCTAATGCCTAGGGGTCAAGAGCAGGTCAGGATAGCTCGGGCAGATCTCCCAGAACTTTCTAGGCTTGCAAACGGGAGCTATGGCCACGTTGTTCGGTATAGAATTATTTCAGAAGACCAAAATAGATTTTCTCACTGGAGTCCAATAACACAGCTTGAAGTGCCAGCAGTTACTCAAGTTGAGGGAGACATTGGGGTTGCTGGGAATATTATTCAGGTTGTATGGGGCGACGAAGAGAATCGACCAAACTATGATGTTTTTGTAGATTTTGACAACTCTGGTTATTTATATCATGGAACAACGCCAATACATACATATTCTTTTCTTTCAAATATATCCTACTCAAGTGTGCAAGTAGCTGTACAGGTGGCAAGCATAGAAAAAGAAAGAGCTAGCAGCATAACAATATTTGAAAGTCCAGAGATTAATCTGGTAGAATTAAGCTAGGAGAAAAAATGTCAAAAATACCATTGCCAGAACGTGGTCAGCCACTAGACCTTTCATACATCTATCAGGTTGCGAATGCGGTAAATGAGCTTTCTGCACAGCTTTCGCCAACTACTGGAAGATACACTAGCGTAGATACCGCCTCTGCGGGACAGCAGTCTGTCAGAACGTCAGACGCCAGGATTGTTGGTGGCTATGTCACCGTCACAAACAGCTCTACCACTAGTCCAGACGGCGAGGGTAGCTTTAGCTATAACTTTAGCGATTTTACATACGCCCCAGTAGTAACGGCAACACCTATACTCATTGATGAAAACTCTACAGAGTCTGGTAAAGATATCTCTATTGTTCTTACTAAGGTTACAAATAACCGTGTAGAGGGTATCGTAAAGTTTAACACAATTGGTGTTGCGTCTGTTGGTATTAATCTTCTTATGGTTGGTATCCCAGTCTAGGATATCTTAGTGGATAGAGAAGCCTATAACAGTGCTCCAGTAATTCCTGGTAGCAAAAATGTCTGGTTCCTAAATGGAGATCTTGTAAGAAAGCATCACTTCAATAGGTCTAACGGAATCATGTCTGTCTTTAATGTAACAAAAAACAGGCTAGAGAGCTGTCTGATTAGCGACTTTAAAAGAAATAGAGAACGGGCCTATACCTTAATAGAAACGGCACAGCTTATGTCTAGGCATCAAAAGCATTTAGCAAGGCTAGCTGTTCAGGGGCTAATCCAAAAACCAATGGGTGCTAGTGAGGGTGGTGCTCCAACTTGGGGACTGAGATCGTATTACTCAGAATCCCAGGTACGTGAGATCCGTGATATACTTGCATTACAGTCACATGGTAGACCAAGAAAAGACGGCTTGATTACCAACAGTAACACTCCAACTGTTCAGGAGTTGACAAGGCGTATGGGGGATGGTATCCTTACATATACGAGAACAGAAGACGGACAATTTATTCCAATATGGACAGAGTCCATATAAATATAGAAGGGTATGAGATGGACAAGAACGCAACAAAGGTAAACATTGCTTTGGGTTATACACTTAATCTGGGCAACTTTCAGTCTCTCAGGATTGATCTGGGTGTAGAAGATTCTGTACGCCAAGACGAGAATGTCGATGAGGCTTTTTCTAGGGTATATGATTTTGTAGAACAAAAGCTTATTGCCAAAATTAACGAAGCTAAAGACGAGAATACAGAATAGTGGCAGAGCGCAAAGACCGAATGGCTTTGCTCAGTCGCTACAGTAAGTTACACACGCTGCGTTATGAAGAAAAGCCAGTACACAACATTAACAAAGAGCAATGGGCTGCAGACGGCCTGATTGAGTCATATGGCATGTCTATGTGCTATGACCTAATGCAATACTACTTTGATGTTTCTCCTAATCCTAGTTGGGGATACTTTGCCAACTACGCTGATAAGATCATTGAAGCTAGGAAGCGTTTAGACCAAGATTTACAAGAGAGAGCCGAAAGGCAAAAGATGGCAAGGGTGTGGTTAAATGAGTAACACAGAAGCAAAGTTAATTTCTGCAGTATTAGAAGACAAGCAGGTCCACGTATTACTACAGGCAAATGTAGACAACCTTCTTCGTACTCATAATGATGTCTGGCAGTTTATCAGAAACTACTTTGAGAGCAATCACTCAGTTCCGCCAGTTGGCCTAGTCGTAGAAAAGTTTAGAGACTTCGAACCACTCAAAGGTATTGGAGCGACAAAGCACCACCTTGACGAGCTTCAGGTTGAATACTTAAACGATAGTCTTAAAGACATTCTGCGTAATGCTGCCACAGAGGTTCAACTGGGGCAAGGCTCAGAAGCTTTAGAAAAGCTTATTGGAGAAACCTCAGAGCTTAAGAAAAATACCTCCACAATTCGTGATATTGATGTAACAGATCTAGACTCTGCTATTGCTTTTTATGAGAACGTAAAGAAGCAGCAAGAGCTTGGGGCAATTGGGATTAAGACTGGCCTGCCAGGATTTGACGACTACCTGCCTTCAGGAATTATGCCTGGACAGCTTGGGGTCTTTCTTGCTTATCCTGGTATTGGTAAGTCATGGCTTTCGCTGTATTTTGCGGTACAGGCCTGGAAGCAGGGTAGGTCTCCTCTAATCATCAGCCTAGAAATGTCTGAGACCGAAGTTCGTAACCGTGTATTCACTATTATGGGCGAGGGTCTCTGGTCACACAGAAAGCTTAGTGCTGGAGAGATCGAGCTAGACACTTTGACCACTTGGCACAAGAATCACCTTCAAGGAAAGCCAGAGTTTCACATTATTTCTAATGACAGTGGTGGAGAGATTACCCCATCTGTTTTGCGTGGTAAGATCGACCAGTACAAACCAGACTTCGTAATTGTAGACTATCTGCAGCTAATGAGTCCAAACCAAAAGTCAGACAATGAGACTGTGCGCATGAAGAATCTATCTCGTGAGCTAAAGCTTATGGCTATTTCAGAAGAGGTTCCAATTATTGCAATCTCCTCAGCGACGCCTGACGACGTTACGAAACTAGACACCGTTCCAACCCTAGGTCAGACTGCTTGGAGCCGTCAGATAGCGTATGACGCCGACTGGGTCATAGCTCTGGGTAGGGGTAGCAACAGTGACGTAATGGAGTGCGTCTTTAGAAAGAACCGTAATGGATTTATGGGTGAGTTCATGGTCCAGGTAGACTTTGATAAAGGACACTACAAGTATAAAGACGTGCAGGACTTTAATTAAATAAACAAATAGGCTTTATAATGGATGCATGGAAAGCATACATCATAAGCCGCTTAAAATATTTAAGCTAGAGGGTAGTATCTATGACGACTCTATTCTTTGGAGGCTGCGCATAGAGTATGCAGATCTTTTAATTGCAGAAATGCGATTTGATGGATATGTACCGAGGTTAGATATTGACGAAGACTTTACTATAGAGTATAATGAAAACATAAAGGGTTTTAACTTTAAACTTTCAATGTATGGAATTTATGTGGGAAAGAGAAAGAGCGAATGGATATTCGGGGTAGACGGAGCAACAGTCATTCCTACTCACCAGAACAAATCAAACGAGTCCTGGCAGGAAGTGGTCTAGACATAGAGTCTGAGGTAGACACAGACTTTATTATTTTCTGCCCATTTCACGGTAATCACAGAACTCCTGCTGGAGAAATAGACAAGATTCGTGGCACGTTCTTTTGTTTTTCATGCCACCACGTTGCAGATCTTGTAGAGGTCGTAATGCATCAGAGTGGTAGGACATACTTCGAGTCTATTAGGTTTATTAAGAGTAAAGAAGTCGCCACCAGTCTTGAGTCAGAGATTAGCCAAAAACTTGTGGAGAAGCCGTTATATGTTCAATATGACGAGCTTCAGGTAAAGAGATTGCACTCTACCGCCCTAGAGTCTCCACGTGCTCAAACATATTATAGTGGGCGTAAAATTACAGACAGTTCTATTAAAAAGTTTAGTCTTGGTTATTCTGACAAACAGGATATGGTCACAATTCCCGTTCACTCTCCAGATGGAATGCTTGTAGGCTTTGTTGGAAGATCTGTGGAGGGTAAGTCATTTAAGAATACTCCAAAGTTGCCAAAGGGTAAAACTTTATTTAATTTAAACCGTGTAAAGAATTCACGTACCGTATATGTCGTGGAGTCCTCATTTGACGCCATACGGCTTGACCAGTGCGGTTTTGCAGCGGTAGCAACGCTTGGGTCAAACGTGTCTAATTTCCAAGTTGACTTGCTAAAAAAATACTTCAATGATATAATTGTCATTGCAGATAATGATGAGGCTGGGGGTAACATGAAAACCAGGCTTCAAGAGAAGCTAGGTTCTCGTGTCTCAGTGTTATCATTAGACACAAAATATAAAGATATCGGTGATATGGATGACGAAGACATTAAGGCTTTAAGCTTTAACTTTGATCAGTCAATTGCTGAGATATTACAATAACAATACAAACAAAGTATAAACAAAGTATAAGGAGAAAATATGAGTGTAGTTAAGGGTCTCAAAAATATTAATGCCCTACTCGACAAGCCAAAGTACGACAGCGACAAGCCTCGCGTTCGTTGGCTGAAGCTAGCAGATGCCCAGTCGGTGAAGATTCGTTTTATCGAAGAGCTGGACGAAGAGTCTGCAAACTATAAGGAAAGCCGTGGCCTTTCTCTGGTGGTTAAAGAACACACCAATCCAAAAGACTACCGTCGTAAGGCTGTAGACACTATGGAGTCAGAGGGCCGCGACTGGGCCGAAGAGATGCACCGCAAGGATCCCAAAGCTGGGTGGCGTGGTCGTCTTCGCTTCTACTGCAACGTTCTCGTTGACGATGGAATTGAAGAGCCATATGTTGCCATTTGGTCTATGGGTGTAAGCAAGATGTCATCTTTCAACACTATTCGTGAGTACGCTCTGGAGACTGGAAGCATTTCAAATGTTACCTGGAAACTAAAGCGTAACGGCCAGGGCACGGAAACAAGCTATACGCTTATTCCTTCTGCTCCAGATAGCGAACCATTTGACTGGAGCAATGTAGAGCCATTCGATCTAGAACTGGCTCTCAACCACGTACCATATGCAGAGCAGGAAGCCTACTACTTGGGCTTCGACACACCCTCTGTTACTTCTTCCACAAACGTGGAGTGGTAATCTAATATGGCATACGTTGGCTTACATGTTCACACCCACTACTCGCTCTTTGACGGTATTGCTACCCCACAAGAGTATGTAGACAGGGCAGCCGATCTGGGAATGACGGCCTTGGCAATTACTGACCACGGCTCTCTTTCTGGTCACAGAGAGATGTATCGTGCTGCAAAGAGTAAGAGCATTAAGCCAATACTTGGCGTGGAGGGCTATATCACCGAAGATCGCTTCGATCAGCGGGACAAGGATAGTAGAGAGGGTCCGCTTGACCTAATCTACAACCATATAGTCCTCCTAGCCAAGAACCAGCAGGGGCTAGAAAATCTCAATAAGCTTAATGAGATTGGTTGGACCGAGGGCTTCTACAAGAAGCCAAGAATTGACTATGACGTTTTAAACAAATACAAGGAGGGAATCATTGTTACCTCTGGGTGCCTTAGTGGCACCATCGCCAAAGCAATTGAGGCCGAAGAGTTTGCAGAAGCAAAACGCCAGATTGAGTGGCACAAGTCTGTGTTCGGTGACGACTACTACATTGAGGTAATGCCACATAACCCAGCTGAGATTAATCATCAGCTTTTGGCCTTGGCAGACGAATTCGGGGTAAAGCCAGTTGTGACTCCAGACTGCCACCACGCACACGTAGGACAAAAAGACATACAAGAGCTTAAGCTAATTCTTAATACATACAGTAATAAGATTGAAAAAGACGCCACCTTTGAAAAGTCTAAGAAGCATGAGAGCCTAATGGACAGGCTTGACTACCTTTATGGTGCAGATCGACAAATGAGTTTTAATAAGTTTGATATTCATTTAATGTCTGATGAAGAGATGCGAGCAGCGATGCTGTCTCAGGGTATCGACAGAGAAGACATGTATGAGTCAACTCTAGAGATTGCCGCAAAGGTAGAAGAGTATGACATTAGAGATGGCCTAGACCTTTTGCCAGCTCAGTATCAAAACCCATATCGGGAACTGGCCGAGCTAGCCGTAGAGGGGCTAAAAGAGCGTGGGGTGTACAAGACAGAGGGCTACATGGAACGCCTCGAAGAAGAGATGGGCATTATCGAAGACAAAAACTTTGGCCCATACTTCTTGGTAGTCCGTAATATGATTAATTGGGCAAAAAAGGAGGGTATCCAGGTAGGGCCAGGTCGTGGTTCGTCTGCTGGTTCACTGCTTTGCTATGCGCTTGGAATTACTGATATTGACCCAATCAAGCACGGGCTTCTCTTCTTTAGGTTTATTAACCCAGAGCGTAATGACTTCCCAGATATCGATACTGACATCCAGGACACTAGGCGTGAAGAGGTAAAGAGTTATTTAGTTAGACAGTATCGACACGTTGCCTCCATTGCTACGTTCCTCGAGTTCAAGGACAAGGGTGTTATTAGGGACATTGCTAGGGTCCTACACATCCCTCTTACAGACGTGAACAAGGTCAGTAAACTGTTTGATACCTGGGACGAATACTGCACGTCCAAGCAAACAAGAGAGTTCCGAGAGAAGTATCCAGAGATTGAAAAATATGGAGAGCAGCTACGTGGTCGTATTCGTGGCACTGGTATCCATGCCGCTGGTGTCGTAACCAGTAAGGAGCCAATCTTCCGTCATGCACCAATGGAAACGCGCACAGCCCCAGGCTCTGGGGAGCGGATTCCGGTTGTTGCTGTAGATATGGAAGAGGCAGAGCGTATTGGCCTCATCAAAATCGATGCCCTTGGACTTAAGACTTTAAGCGTTCTGCGTAGTGCTCTAGACATTATTAAAGAGCGACACAGAAAAGATATTGATCTGCTCAGCATTGATATGAATGACCCGAACATCTATGAGATGCTGTCTAGTGGTCACACCAAGGGGGTGTTTCAGTGTGAAGCTACGCCGTACACCAATCTTTTGATTAAGATGGGTGTCAGTAACTTTGACGAGCTAGCAGCGTCTAACGCTCTTGTTCGACCTGGTGCCATGAACACTATTGGAAAAGACTATATTCTTCGTAAGCATGGTAAGCAAAACATTGCATATCACCACCAAGTTATGAAAGACTTTACATCAGAAACATACGGATGCATTTTGTATCAGGAACAGGTCATGCAAGCCTGTGTAAACTTGGGCGGTATGTCTATGGTTGAAGCAGACAAAGTCCGTAAGATTATTGGTAAGAAGAAAGACGCTAAAGAGTTTGATGTCTTTAAGGATAAATTCGTAGAGGGTGCTTCTCAGTTTATGGCACCTAATTCTGCTAGAGATCTTTGGCAAGACTTTGAGGCTCATGCAGGGTACTCGTTTAACAAGTCTCACGCTGTAGCATACTCTACTCTGTCATACTGGACAGCATGGCTAAAGTATTACTACCCACTAGAGTTTATGTTCTCTATCCTAAAGAATGAAAAAGACAAAGACGCTAGGACAGAGTACCTAATTGAAACGAAGCGCATGGGCATTGCAATTAAGCTGCCTCACGTAAACGACTCCGACACCGACTTTAAGATTGAGGGCAAGGGAATTAGGTTTGGTCTCTCTGGAATTAAATACATTTCAGATAATATTGCTTCTAAATTTATGGCAGCTAGACCTTTTAGTTCTTATTCAGAGCTGGAAGAGTTTGCTCTACGTAAAGGCACGGGGGTTAATTCAAGATCTCTACAGGCCCTAAGAATTATTGGAGCAGCTACATTTGAGGACAACCCAAGAGACGAAGAAGAGATTCGCTCTAACCTATATGAGTATCTAAACCTTCCCGAGTTTAATATTACGGTACCATCCCACTACCACGCTTTTATCAATGAAGTTGTAGACTTTGACGAGAAGGGGTCGTTCATCCTTATGGGCATGGTCAAGGCTATTAAGCGTGGCAAGGGCTGGTCCAGGGTTGAGATTCTAGACAAGACTGGCTCTGTTGGTATCTTTGATGAAGAGCAGACTGGTATTGAGACAGGAAAGACATACTTATTGCTTGCTAGCGACAACAGAATTGTTTCCGCTATTCCAGCTGATGAAATTAAAGGTTCCGATGCCGCAATCATTAAGTTCTTAAACTATAAAATGTTGCCCTATAAAGATGACGAGATGTTCGTGGTTTCGTTTAAGCCAAGGGTAACCAAAGCTGGTAAAAAGATGGCGACGCTAACAGTAGCAGACTCTTCTAGAGAGTTGCATTCTGTACTAGTGTTTCCAACTACATTTGCCAAAGCATATATGAAGATTCAGGAAGGCAGTGTTCACACATTCTCTTTCGGAAAAACAAAAGACGGGACAGTGATATTGGATGATGTACTTGGATGAAATGGCAGATCACCTGCACCAGGTTGCAACAGAGAAGGGCTTCTGGCCAGAAGAGGTAGACGACATCTTCATTACCAAACAACTTATGATGGTAGTGTCTGAGGCCGTAGAGGTTATGGAAGCAATTAGAAAAGATAAGGGCAAGCAAGAGGTTGCAGATGAGATGGCTGACATTATCATTCGCACACTTGACTTATATGCTGGACTAGTAGAGAATGGCTATACAGACATTTCTCTAGACCAGGCTCTAGAAAATAAAGTTAACTTTAACAAGCAAAGACCAGAAAGGCATGGTGTTAGGTTCTAATGACAACGATTGATGAGGCTATGGCACAACTAGATCCAAAAATTAGAAAGCGACTAGGACCAGCTGTTGGGATTAAGACTGAGTTTCAGCCTACCCCTAGCCCAGGACTAAACAGGGCATTAGGTGGTGGCTTGCCATATGGCAGGCAGGTGCTTCTTTGGGGAAGCAAGTCTAGCGCAAAGTCATCCTTGTGTATGCAGACTATTGGCTTGGCACAAAAAGAAGGCAAGCTTTGTGCTTGGGTAGATGCTGAGATGTCTTATGATGAAAGCTGGGCGCAAAAGCTGGGGGTAGACACCTCACAATTATTGTATTCAGAAGCTCGTAGCATTAATGATATGGTAGACGTCACTGTGGCAATGCTACATGCTGGAGTAGACCTGATCGTCATCGACAGTATTAGTTCCTTGTTGCCAGCAGTTTATTTCGAGAAAGATTCGAATGAGCTAAAGCAGCTTGATCAGACTAAGCAGATTGGTGCTGAGTCTAAGGATCTTAAGCATGCCTGGATGATGATTAACTATGCAAACAACCAAGAGAAGCCATCTTTGATTATGGCAATCTCACAAGCTAGGAACAACATTACAGCTATGTACACACAGTCTGTTCCTACTGGTGGTAATGCGACGCAGTTCTTCTCATCTACAATCATTAAGCTATTCTCGTCATCATCAGATAATAATGCTATTAAGCATAAGATTAAGTCTGGCGACAAATTGATTGAGCAAAAGGTTGGTCGTAAGGTTCGTTGGGAAGTTCAGAACTCTAAGACTTCAGCTCCTGGAGATTCCGGAGAATATGATTTCTACTTTAAGGGTGATCAGGTCGGTATTGACGTTATTGGCGATCTTGTAGACACGGCAGAAATGCTTGGCCACGTATCTAGAACTGGTGCCTGGTACCAGCTAGATGATGGAACCAAGGTCCAAGGTCGTGAAGCCTTTGTAGAAAGAGTAAAAGAAGACAAAGAGCTACAAGAAAAACTGAGGGCAAGTATCGATGGCTAAGTACACAATATTTCCTGGCAAGTTTCAATGCCACACTTGTAAAAGTGAGGTTGGGACTCTTCGCTTGTATGAATCGTCTAAAGTTATAACCTGGATGTGTTCAGATAGGCATGTCAGCAGTGTGTCCCTACAAACTAGAAAGAATAAGAGGGACTATGAGCGAAAGGTCTGAGGGCAAACGTATTGGTGCTAAGCTACATAAAAACTCTGGCCGTAATACTAAAAAGGGTGACGCTTCTTGGCACAACTTCGTAATTGATTTTAAAGAGGTTGGCAAGAGCTTTACTTTAAATAAAGATGTATGGGCAAAAGCTACGACAGATGCCTTGAAATCTAACAAAGATCCTGCTATAGTGGTAGTTATAGGTAGCGAGGGTATCAAAACAAGACTGGCAGTCATAGAGATGGCACTGCTAGAACAATTGCTAGAAGAGAGAGAACAATGAAAATTTTAATGCTAGATATTGAAACAACGCCGATGCAGGTTTATACCTGGGGCCTTTGGGACCAGAACATTGGAATCAATCAAATCATTAAGCCAACTGAGATGATGTGCTTTGGTGCAAAGTGGCAGGGCAAGAAGGCTGTGACCTTCAAGTCAGTACACCACGATGGCAAGAAGGCAATGCTAGAAGAGCTACACGCCATGATGGAAGAGGCAGATGCCCTTATTGGGTGGAATTCAGCTGCATTCGATCACAAACACATTAAGAGGGAGTTCCTTGAGAATGGAATGGCCCCACCCTCAGTAGTCAAGGACCTCGATCTTATGAGTGTTGTAAAGGCAAACTTTAAGTTTCCATCTAACAAGCTTGACTATGTTGCTCAGGCTCTTGGAGTAGGTTCTAAGTTTAAGCACTCTGGATTCGAGCTGTGGATTGACTGCATGGCAGGTGACGACAAGGCTTGGCGGGAGATGAAGAAGTACCAGATTCAGGACGTAGTTCTTCTAGAAGAGCTTTACAAGGTACTGCTCCCTTGGCTTCCAGGTGCCAGCAGCGTAACCATAAAGGAGAAGAGAGAAATCTCAGATCCAGACAAGATGGTACAATAGTATAGTGACAACAGAAAACAAAACAACAATTGACATGGTTAATGGTTTATCGGAAATAGCAGAGTTTATGGATGATGAGGAGCTTACTCAAGCTCTCACAATGGTAGCTAAGCTAATTCTAAAGCCAGATATCCCAATCAACGTTGCGACACTAGAGATTGTTAGGCTGCAAGCAATTGCAACCAAGATGTCTTTTAAGGCAACCTGGATGGCTAACGTAGATAAAGGAGACAGGGCAAAGAAAAACATATACTTTACGGCAGCAAGCTCTATTAACGAACTTGTTGCAGCTCTAAAGTATATTACCCGATAATATAATGGCTAAAAGTTTACTAAATGAATTAATGCAAAACGCCGACAGGCCACAGAAGTCTTCTCCAGAAATGGATGCTTTGATTGAAAAAATTCAGTCTGGGTATATTGCTAATCGTGGTCCTAGGCACCAGCAGAAAAAGAGCTTTGCGCCATCTACCATTGCTTATGGGCATGGAGAGTGCGCAAGGTATTGGTACCTGGCTTTTGAGGGCGGTACGTTCGAAGACTATGCAGATCCATTTGCTGGTGCAAACATGACAAATGGTACTAAGTCACATGAGCGTATTCAGAAGGCTATGGAAGATGCTGGAATGCTAGTTGACTCCGAATTTAAGATTATTAATGAAGATCCGCCTATCTTTGGATACGGTGATGTAATCTTAGACTGGAACGGAGAAGAGCTTCTTGGTGAAATCAAGACAGCTATGCAGGAAGGCTTTGAGTACAGAAAGAAGAGTCGTAAGGCTAAGAGCGGCCATTTGATTCAGCTTCTTATTTATATGAAGATTCTTAAAAAAGCAAAAGGTGTTCTCATTTATGAAAACAAAAATAACCATGAACTACTGGCTATTCCTGTTGAGGTAAATGATTACTATATCGGATGGGTAAACCAAGCATTTGAGTGGATGAGAGATGTTCGTAAGGCATGGGAAGAAAAGACTTTGCCTACAAAAAACTATCGATCTAATTCTAGGATCTGTAAGACATGCCCTTTGGCAAAAGTTTGTGCAGATGCTGGAACTGGAGACATTAAACTTAAATCATTGGAGCCCTTGGATGAAGCCTTGTCAGTGGTGTGATACAGCGTTTGAAGCTAACGTAAGCTATCAGATATACTGTTCTCCAGAATGTCGTGATCAAGCAACCAAAGATAAGATATCCCAAAGGTATGCCATTGCTCGTAGAGCAAAAATGATGGGTAAAAAAAGATATTGCAAATCTTGTGGGGTACTATTGTCTGCCTACAATGATGATGTGCTTTGTTTATCTTGTGTTATTAATCCAACAGACGTTTCCAAAGCTTTAAAAGAAATTAAGGGCATTGCAGATGGTAAAGATAAGCCAAATAAGTAAACAGCCAAACCGAATATGCGCAATAGATGCTAGCACAAACAGCCTAGCCTTTGCAATTTTTAATAAAGAAGAGCTAGAGGCTTGTGGGAAAATTAAGTTCGAAGGCTCAAACACCTACAGGAAGCTTGCAGACGCCGCCATTAAAACGCAGGCATTTTTTAATGTCTATGGCAATTTTGATGCTGTTGTGATTGAACATACTGTGTTTATGAATAGCCCAAAGACAGCAGCAGACTTGGCGCTGGTGCAGGGTGCCTTGCTGGGGGCCATGTCAGTCATTGGTGTAAAGCAAATTAAATCAATTAACCCAATTGCCTGGCAGACCTTTATTGGCAATGGCAGACTAACCACTCCAGAGAAGCAAGTTATCAGATCTGATAATCTAGGAAAGAGTGACTCTTGGTACAAGACTAAAGAGCGAGAGTTTCGCAAGCAAAGGACTATTAGGTTTGTTAATACTATTTATGATAAAAATATAGATGACAACGATGTCTCAGATGCGATCGGCATTGGGCATTACTCAATAAACAATTGGTCTAAACTGGCTTGACAAGGAGGCATGATGGCTGCTAAACTTTATACAAATGAAGCGTGGCTTCGTAAAAGATTTCTTATGGACAAGAAGACTCCACAAGAGATTGCAAAAGAATGCGGGGCAACTGTTGAAACAATTTACGTATATTTAGCTAAGTTTAAATTAAGGAAGTCTAAGCGTTGAGCAAAGAGACAGAGCAAAAAATAACAGAGGTTATGGCTGGCATCGAGAAGATGCTAATTCAAAAGAATAGGGCGTATGGAGATTCTGCACTAGACCCAGTTCGGGTATTTTCTAAAGAAGATGCTATTGAACAGCTCTATGTTCGCATAGATGATAAGCTTTCTAGAATTCAGAGGGGTCACGAGTACCCTGGAGACGACACAGTATTTGATTTAATTGGGTATTTAGTATTACTTTTAATTGCTAAGGAGAGACATGAAAGAGTACAGTAACAAAGAGCAGCTGTCATTTGACGATATTTTGCTGGTACCAAGGCATTCCGACATTGAAAGTCGTAGAGATGTAATGCTTAACGCAACAATTGGAAGAGGCACAAAGAGAAGTATTGGAATGAAGATTCCACTTATTGCTGCTCCAATGGATACCGTCTGTGAATGGGAGATGGCAGCAGCTATGCGTAACGCTGGTGGCCTTGGAATTTTGCACAGGTACATGCCAATTGATCAGCAGGTGGAGCAAGTAAAGCTAGCTAGGGATGCTGGCGGGACAGTGGGTGGATCTGTTGGAGCCGTTGGACAGTTTGCAGAAGATGCCGCTAAGCTTGTTTATGCTGGTGCAGAGTTAATTCTAATTGACATTGCCAACGGTCATAGTGATTATGCCATTAAGGCTGTCAAGAAGCTTAGGCAAAGCTTTGGCAGGGACGTACATATTATGGCTGGAAACGTGTCAACAGCAGAGGGATATACTAGACTAGCAGATGCTGGGGCAGACTCTATTCGTGTTGGAATTGGTGGCGGATCTGCCTGTACCACTCGTATTGTTAGTGGACATGGAGTTCCTACGCTGGCATCCATTATAGATATTAGAAGTAAATACGAGTATGGTGATGGTCCAGACATCATTGCTGATGGTGGAATTCGCAACTCTGGCGATGCAGCTAAGGCCTTAGCGGCAGGAGCAAATGCGCTTATGGTTGGCAGGATTCTTGCTGGCACAGACGAGTCCCCAGGAGAGGTTGTCGACGGACGCAAGGTCTTCAGGGGAATGGCTTCTAGGGAGGCACAGGAGGCTGGCAGAGGCACTGTCTCTGGGGTGGAGGGTGTCTCCACTACCGTAGAACATGTTGGAAGTGTTAATAATATTATTAATGATTTTAGTGCGGGGCTGAGGAGTGCTCTCTCATACACAGGTGTAGACAACCTTATTGACTTCTATGACGAGAGCATGTATAATAGAGTATCAAGCAATTCGCTAAATGAAACTAAACCTCACGCAAAGGAATAATAATGGTTCGTGCTCGCAAGACAGGTACAGACGGAAAGCCCACCAAGTTCTTTCGTTTCCCAGAAATTACTGTAGATAACTTTGTCATTGAAAAGGGCGAGCTTATCAAGATCAAAGATGAGTGGGGCATGAGGTTTAAGTTTGACAGCCTGGTCACTAATACCGAGACCGGTGCGCAATGGGTAGACTGTTATGAGGTTTACCGTGCAAGAACTGGGTGCCTAAGATCATTTAGGCTAGAGCGAGTGAAGAGAATTCCTAAGAGGAGAGGTAAGCGTCGTGCAAAACGAACAGCAGATAGTACAACATCTTGATCAAGTAAACAAGGTTGTCGGAGAATACCTGAAGGGTAGTGATCCAACCAAGATTTCCAAGCAGCTAGACATCCCTAGGACAAAGGTTGTTGGTTTAATTAAAGAGTGGCAGGCAATGGCTTCAGATAATTCAGCCATTCGTGCTAGAGCTAAGGAGGCCTTGGTTGCTGCAGATGAACATTATGGCAGATTAATTTCTAAATCATACGAGGTAATTGATGATGCAGATACAAATGGCGACTTAAGATCTAAAGCTGGAGCAATTAAGCTAGTTATGGATATTGAGTCTAAGCGTATTGAAATGTTGCAGAAGGCTGGTCTTTTAGAGAACAAAGAGCTTGCAGAAGAAATGCTAGAGATTGAAAGACGTCAAGAG